TTATACCACACTTCACTTTCAATCCTGATTTTACGTTTATGATCTCGATTGCAGTGATTACGGTATTACTGGCTGGATACGGAGTATATAAAGGATTTTTTGCAAATAAAAATTTAACAGATCCATGGGATGATCACGATGACTAAGTTAATAGGAAAAGACGATCCTCTTTACTTTGGACAAACAAGTAACGAACCATATGATCGTCATCACTACAAGATAGTTCACAAAGATCTTTCTATTGTGGTAACATCTTGGGATGAGGTTCAAGAGTGGTGGTGGAATAATTGTAGACTACCAACATTTAATGCTGTTGTACACGTTATTGACAAACCACGACCAAAAAAAGGTTTTAAATGAATTTATTAGTCGCAGGAAGAATCACAGGTTCGGTATTGATTATTTGTGCGTATTTTGTTATACTACATGTATCAACATTTTATGGAGCGATAATTCACGTTATCGCTGACGTTATTTGTATTCCATTTTATATTCACAATAAACAATGGGATGTTGCAATTATGCTAGCTTTCTTAATGAGCATAGCAATTAGTAAAGTAGCAATTTTATTATGAGTGATTTTATTTGGGTTGAAAAATATAGACCCAAACTTATTGATGAGTGTATTTTACCTGACAGTATCAAGAAAACATTTCAAGATTTTGTAACAGCAGGTGAGATACCAAATATGTTATTATCAGGCCCACCGGGGATTGGTAAGACCACAGTAGCAAAAGCATTATGTGAACAATTAGGAGCAGATTTCTATGTCATTAATGGGTCGGATGAAGGTCGTTTTCTTGACACTGTTCGGAACAACGCGAAGAACTTCGCATCTACCGTCTCTCTTACAAGCGAGTCGAAACATAAAGTCATTATCATTGACGAAGCAGACAATACCACTTCCGATGTACAGCTCCTTCTCAGAGCGAGTATTGAGGAGTTCTCTGCCAACTGTAGATTTATCTTCACCTGTAACTACAAGAATAAGATTATTCAACCCCTTCACTCACGCTGCACTGTTATTGACTTTGCAGTTAACAAAAGGGACAAACCAACAATAGCAGCACAGTTCTTTTCAAGAATCAATGATATTCTTGATAAAGAAAATATACGAAGTGATAAGAAAGTTGTTGCTGAACTTATCAACAAACATTTTCCTGATTGGAGGAGAGTGTTAAATGAATGTCAAAGATATTCTGCCGGAGGTGAAATAGACTCTGGTATATTAGCGTCCTTTTCAGATGTATCGATAAATGATCTCACCAAAAATCTCAAAGAAAAAAACTTTTCCGAAGTTCGGAAGTGGGTCAGCACGAACTTGGATAATGATACTACTTTGCTTTTCCGTCGTATTTACGATAGTTTTTATGAAACCTTGGTCGCTAATTCTATTCCTGCTGCCGTTCTTATTCTGGCTAAATATCAGTACCAAGTAGCATTTGTTGCGGATCAGGAGATTAATATGTTAGCATGTCTAACAGAAATTATGGTGGAGTGTACTTTCAAATGACTAAATTTACAAAAACAAAAGCACAAATGAAATCAAGCATGTATTATGTATTTTGGGGTGCTTGCACCTTTGCTGTCATGGCAGGTCAAATCTATGTTGGTGCAGGATATAATAATATGTCTCGAAGTGTTAGAGATTTGACAGAAGTTATTACCATCAAAATAAAACTCGAAGAACTTAGAGATCAATATCAATTTAGAAATGGTTACAAAGAAAAAATGCCAATCATACAATGATCCTAAGTGAAGTAGATACATTATGGGCTGCTGATGAATTTATTAATTACTTTAATAGATTTAAATCTATTGAGGATTATATTCGTTATACAAAAGAGGCAGCAGTTAAAGAAAGAGGTCAATCAATTGTCTCTCTTAAAGATGAGTTCTTTAATGAAGATGTTCATCCAGAGGACATGGACTTTGAGGTTAAGTTTGTTGGAGATAGATTCCAACAATCAGTTCCTCAAGCATATTATCATGAACTTCTAACAGCAACATCATCGGCAATTATTGAGAAAAATATTCCCGGTAGAGAGTTGCGTTGGATTGTTTATGAAAAGAATAGTAAGAAGATAATTGGATTCATTCGTTTTGGATCTCCAACTATTAATTCAAAACCTCGCAATGAATGGTTAGGTCAGCCAGCAAATCTCTCAATATTCAATCGTCATGCTGTGATGGGTTTTGCAATCGTGCCATCTCAACCTTTTGGATATAACTGTCTTGGTGGTAAATTACTTGCATTATTGTGCGTATCTCATTTTGCAAGAGAGCATCTTAATAAAGTATTTGAGAAAGATATTGGATGGTTTGAAACAACTTCTTTATATGGATCTACTACCTCTGCATCACAGTATGATGGATTGAAACCATTTATTAGATTTAAAGGTTTAACTGATAGTAAGTTTTTACCTTTACTTCATGATAGAGCGTTTCATAAACTTCATGATAGATTCACTATTATCAATGATAATAATCCTGTAACTCCCAGTTATGTTTCTTCTAAAAAGATGAAGAGACAAACTAGAATGATTTCATGGACTAAGAACTCTCTGAAAGAATATGGTCAGGTAGAAAAACTAAAAGAGTTAGACAGAGTTCTTAAGAGTGCATTTGGACTTACACAAAGAAAAAGATCATATACTTCTGATTATGGTTATGGGAATGTTCGTGAAGTATTACTCGGTGAACAAGATAAATTAGTCAAAGGTCAAAATTGGGATAAGTTCTATCTTGATAATATTATTTCATGGTGGAAAAAGAAAGCTGGTAAGAGATATGAAAAGTTAAAGTCTGAGGGTAGGTTTAGAACCGAGGTCGAACTTTGGACAGAGGATGAAGATATTCAGATTATAAGATAATGGAACTAAAAGACTGGTTAAACTCTATTAACTTTACAAAGGAGAACTTGATAGAAGAAGATTCAAGTCTGATTAAAGATTATCCTCCATACATCGTCAATCGTTGTTTGTCTGGTCATCTTGATACAGTCATGTTTGCAAATGAGATGAATAAGTTTCCTAACTTAGATAAAGACCTTCAATATCATTTTTTTCTAAATACACTTAGGAAAAAGAAGAGATTTTCTCCCTGGCTCCGGAAGGATAAAGTCACGGATCTTGAAATCATCAAACAATACTATGGTTATAGTAACGAAAAAGCACTAAGTGCTTTGAAAATATTAACACCTGATCAAATTAATTTTATTAAACAACGACTTGATATTGGAGGAATACGATGACGACGACCGTTGAACCAACCGTGCAATGGACTCAGGATCAAATGCTTGAGGTTGTGTTAAATGAACCAGATGATTTTTTAAAAGTTCGTGAAACACTAACCCGTATTGGAGTTGCATCAAGGAAAGAGAAAAAACTCTATCAATCTTGCCACATTCTGCATAAGCAAGGAAAATATTTTATAGTTCATTTTAAAGAATTGTTTGCCCTTGATGGGAAACATGCGAATCTTACAATCAACGATGTGCAAAGACGTAATCGCATCACTCGTTTATTGGCTGACTGGGGACTTATCTCAATCGTTAAAGAAGAGGATTGTGTAGATATCGCACCACTCAATCAGATCAAAGTTTTATCTTATAAGGATAAGGGATTATGGCAGCTTGAACAGAAGTATAATATTGGTAAGAAAGGAAAAACAACCGAGACAGAATAATTGAAAAAATTTATCTTTGATGTTGACGGCACTCTAACAGATAGTCGTCAACAAATTGACTTGTCATTTGAAGTATACATGATTAAATTCTGTTGTAAATATGATGTTTATCTTGTTACTGGTAGTGATAGAGCAAAGACAGTAGAGCAGGTAGGTCTTGATATCTACAATAGATCGAAGAGAGTATATAACTGCTCTGGAGCAGATGTATATGAGAAAGATCATAATGTCTTCAAATCTGATTGGAAACCATCTCGTGGGTTAATTAACTTTCTTAGTGATGAATTAGACTTCAGCACGTTCCCACACAAGACAGGTAATCATATTGAACACAGACCCGGTGGGATAAACTTTAGTGTTCTTGGTAGAGGTGAGGATAGTATGAAATATAGAAAAGAATATGTAAAGTGGGATATCAATACTACTGAAAGAATATTAATGTCAGATAGGATTAAAAGTGAGTTTCCTGATTTGAATATTCAAATCGGTGGACAGACTGGACTTGATATATCTGATAGTGATAAAAGTCAAATACTAAGAGATTTTAATCCAAAAGACGAGTTAGTTTTCTTTGGTGATATGATGAAAGAAGGTCAGAATGATTATCCATTAGCAGAGGCTGTTGACAAAAGAGGAGGAACAAACTACAATGTGAGTAGTTGGCAAGAAACTTATAGTAAACTAAGGGACTTGACAAACAAATAAAGTTAATATATACTTTATATCATACACATCAGTTCTGCCTTAAGAATTGATATATTCACCTAAGAATCAAATGACAAAATTTAACACAAAGAACTCAAAGTTCTATCCTATCGAAGACGATTATGATAAATTGTCTGATAAGTATAAAGAAAAAATCCCATCAGGGGTAAGAATTTACGGAGAAAAGGTCGATAAGGTTTATAATGTAAAAGATTGGATAGATGAAGGTATTTTTGAAAATATTGAAGAAAAACTAGAGAGAGATAAATTCTGGTTAATACCTTTATACGAAACACAAAATTTTATACATGGACTTGTTTTAAAAGCACCCACTGGTTCTAAAATTGATAAATTGTATAATAGAGATTTTTATGCAAAACATTTTGAAAAATTATTCGGTTCTGACACAGGAAGTGATGTTAGGGGATTTGATCCTGTCCTCGCAACAGTAGGAGATCTTTTAATAGATTTAAGAACACAATTAAATGTAAATTGGGATGCTAGACACAGAGGAGTAGGATTTATTTCTGCAAGTAAGGGTGGTCAAGTTGGAGATAATCAGTTTAATAATGCTATCTTAATTAAAAAAACTGCACCTAAAGACATAAGACCAGAGATGGTGGCAAACGTCTATTTCAAAATTAAGAATGACTCAGCAAAGGATTTATCCCCAGAAGAAAAGTTTGTTGCTGAAGTAAGAGCAGATAATCCACAGGCTTGTCAATGTTTCTCAGCCTTAATCGCTGCAAACATCAGAATCGCAACTGATAAATTACCAGAACTTGATGAAGGAAATCCAATCACAATGACAGGAATTGCATTGTTTAGATCAGAGTATCAAGGGAAAGGTCTTGGTCGTGGTAGACATCTTCCAGAAGTTGTTAAATCACTTAAAAAAGTTAAGTGGCCTTTAGCAGAATCAAAAACATACTCAATGTATTTAATTCTTGGTTACTGTAAGTTAATTCAACTAAGTGAAACTTATAATGGCGACTTTGGTTTTGATATTGAAACTATGATTAAAGCACTTGCTTGGGGATATAATGAGTATGAAGGGGAAGCAAAACCTAATTATTATACAACACCCAGAGCAAACGGATTAGCATATCCTAGTGTTGCATACAACATGGGAAGAATGTACAATAGATATCTTGTTAGTCAAGGTGCTGATGTTTATCAAGGTGGTAATAAAGAAATGGATAAAAAATATAATATCGGAGACATAATTTATGTTGAAGACGGTGGACAAGGATTAAATCTTGATGAGTATCTTGATCTTCCAGATAGTTTTAAAACACAAGTCGGTGTTGACGTAACTAAGTCCTCTAAAAAAGTAGAGATTGATTTTAGTGATTTGGTGGAGGAGTTTAACTTAGTTTCATAGGGTAAACCGAACTTTATGG